TAGGATTGAACACAAATGCTTTGAAGCCTCTGTCATTCAAACTTGTTACTGGCAATACTTCTGGATCTCCCACTGTAGGATCACACACAATGATGCTCCAATCCAATGGTACTTTTACAGTTCCATCTCCTATTTTTAGTACAGCCGCAGGACTATTGAAACTTTCTAAAAACACCAATGGTACAAAAATGTAATCTGCATTTTTAGAATCGCTGTAGTCTAGTACACAGTATCTGATATCATCCACTTCTTCTGGTACAAAGTCCAAGTCGTAACATTCGTTTTCTACTGTCAATATTTTTGTCATTTATAATCCACTTTCTCTATATGAAAGGGGTACTTGGCTTCTCGATAAAATTTCTTTCGCTCAGTCAAATGCCTCTTACTAAATTTTGCACTACTTGTGATATCCCATATCTGCACATGATCCTTGTCTTGTGCTTTACGAATACCTCTACCTATACTTTGAATAACTCTTACAAAACTTTTTCCTGGCTCCACTAGCACCAAGTTGAATATTCTGGGAATGTTGATGCCAACAGCCGCCACTCCATAAGTTGCTACAATAATCTTATTGTTTGCTTCACTTACTTCGTCATATTCATCTTTTCGTGTTTTGCTTTTCATTGATCCACTGATAAACACTGCATCTTGCAAACGTTCTACCAAGCCTTGACCTGCACTGATACGATCTACCAGCACCAACGTGTTGCCACTTTTAGCCATTTGCTCGATTAGTCCGCTCATGTAATCCAGTCTATTTTTATCTGTAGTCAAATATGTAAGTTCACTTTGATAGTTTCCATAGCTAACTGTGTCTTGTAGTTGTAGTACATTCACTTCACAGTTGGCTAGCACACCCATGTCTTGTAGTTCGTGTGCGCTCAAACTATTGGTTACTTCACCCAAGCTCACTTCTAAACTCAATCGTTCATGTTCTGCTTTGGGTATTGTGCCTGTAAGTCCCCAACGGATCGGAACATTAGCAAATGGTCCAGTCAGCAGTTTCTTTAGTACATCTGCTTTAGCCTGGTGCACCTCATCTACCATAACACACACAACACCTTCTGCAAAATCGTGTAATCCGCTATCGCTCAGTCCGTCTCTGAATCGCTTTTCTAAAACATTCAAACTCTGCCAAGTACATATGGTATGAGTTCGACCCAACTCTTTTCTATCACCGAAATAGACTCCTACGTCAAGCCCCAAGTTGATGTAGTCAGCTTCCGTTTGCGTAACCAAATCTTTGTTAGGCACTATGACGATCGTTCGACCATAGGATTCACACATATAACTCAGTGCCGCAGTAATCAATGTTTTGCCAGCACCAGTTGCAATCTCCTGCAAGCATTGTGGTGTTTGCAAGAACTTGTTGATGACCTCCACTTGATAATCTCTGAGTACAATAGGCTCACCTGCGGCTGGATGTTTATTGGGCCAGACCTTGTCGCTAAACAATTCTTCGGTAACCGAATCCCATTTGAAATCGTGTGGATGTCTATGATCCTCAATATCAATGCCGTAGCCTTCTTCATCTAGTATGGGCAATATAGCAGGCAAGCAATTTATAAATGTACTACCACCCATGGTAAAGTAGCCCACACAGCCGTCCCACCGCCCAAGTTTATATGCTGGCACATGATATGCATGTGGTAAAAAGAACTTGAGTTTCTTTTCTAACTTGCGACGAGTAGTCAAGCCAAGTCCTTCAAACTTGCAATTGACCTCGTCTTTGAGAATCAGTTTTGTTTTCATGTGTTTATAATACGTTCGTTTTTTTGATTTGTCAACGACTTGCTTTAGCTTGCAAATCATTACAACGATTTTCCATCATTTGTAACTGTGTTTGTAGCTTGCTTATTTGTTCTTGTAGTTGTTGGATTTTTTGATCTTTCTGTCTTAGTTCTTCAAGACCTCTATACCCGTATTCAGTATAACCTTTATTGTTTTCTTCAATGAGTGATGCGTGTAAAAAACCTTCTGTCATTAGCTTTCTCCTACTACACTATTACTTATAAAATAAGGGGACTAGTAAGATGTCTTACTAGCCCCCTCAGTTGCTAACTGGTGTGAGTGAGAGTGACGCAGACAGAGGAGTACACCAGTTAGTTTTTAGGTCTATTGACCTAACTTGTTAGATACGTTTCATACAAGTTGACTCCACGTAGCTTTTCCATTTAGTTGCATTCATCTTACGCAGATCCGCAATCTTGAGAACCATTCGTAAGCTCATTTCACGCAACCTATTCTTGTTAGTGTAGATGTAATCCATAAGATCAGCTTTGTCTTCATCGCTGAACTTGTATTCGTTGAGCATACCATCTGCAACGATTTGTTTACACCTTAGAAACTTGTCTCGCATTGTATCCAATGTAAGATCCAAATAGTGACAACGTGACATAATAGCATCAAGGTGATCTTTCAACTTGCCTCGTGTCCTTTCGAACTTTACGTTGGTAATAAAAATGATCGAACCTTTGAAGTCAAATTGATCAGGAACACCATTGTTAGCAAGTGCTCTGGATTCTGACCTCCAACTCAGTGTTCGCTTTTTACCACTGTCAAGTGCCGCCTTGAGCAAGTTCAAACTCAACTCATCATACAGTACACTATCACAGTCATCTAAGACCAACACACTACCATCAGCACTGTAATCATATAGCAACTGGTAAAGTCCAATTGGTGTCGCCGCACCTTTTTCAACTCCAAACCTACGCAGGCTATCGTTGCTAAGTTTTTTCATAATGCCAGCATCTTTAAGAACTGCTTCAACTCCAAAACTTTTACCAACACCTGGAGGTCCAGTAACTACCATACCTCGCACAACACCATCACAAGCCGCATATGTCATGTCTTCGAGGATTGAAAATCGCTCCCGTAACCGTTCGATGATCTGATCATCTGTTTCTGGTTGGGCGGCTTCACCAGTAACAACATTCTCTCCTTCAGACATGTAGTCGAATTCACTTTTATCAACTACCTTGATACGAATGGATCGATCCGGGAATCCAGGCACTGCACTGCCATCGACAGTAATAAAGTTACCTGTTTTACCTTCTTTGTAATCTTTTACTAAAGGAAACACAACGTCCTTTACGTTCAAATTTCTATATGTACCGTTTGCGATACGAACTTCAGTTGCTGTCTGCATAGTTTCTCACTCCTATTTGTTACAACCTATATTATAATAATAGCATCTTTGTTTATGCTGTCAACCTTTTTATTGCTCAATTTTCACATAATTGAACACGGTTTCTTTACAATTGCTGAATTTGCTAACGTCATGCGTCTTGACTTTACCAGTAAGGATCACGTCCTTGCCTTCCAAAATACCAGCAATATCAGGCTCACGATTGAAGAAGAATTTTACAATGTTGCCTTGTTTATCCAAGCAGGTTACCAAATGAATATGGTATTTGGCAATATATTTGACATCTTGAACATGTGCAGGAAACCGCATGCGTTCGCCAATCTTACCAACGAACTCACTGCTTTTGCGATGCGAATCGAAAAACTCATCTAGTCCTTGACGTTTAGCCAACACACGAAAACTGTTGGGCAAACTTGCAAGTACCGCTACACCAAAACCATCTACAACATCACTGCTGATACTGTTGAGTACATTTTGCTCAAAGTCATTGATGTTGCCCATCATCTTTTTGGCAACCAATTCATGACGGAACTCATCTACAATCTTGTCAGCTTGTTTGACACACTCTTCAGTGATTGTAAATTCTTCAGCGCCTTCCACGCCTTGCATAAAATTGAGAATACAAGTTTTGTTATCATTCACACGTTTTTCTGATTCGTGATCATAATAGCCAAAACCACTCTTGATAAAGCCCTGTGCAGTATCTACTGCAATAGCCAGTTCAAGTACTTGACGAGTATTGTATTGTGCTTTGTTGCGAGACATGTGAGCTCCTGTTTTTTTAGCTTATGTACTGATAATAACACCAAGAAGTCTTATTGTCAACCTTTTTTTATATAATAAAGACTAAACCTAAAAAACAAAGTAACATTGTGAAAGTGAAATACCAAATAAATGCCAGTGTTTTGAGTATCCACACAAACGGTGTGTACCATCTAAATCTAGGTTTGGAAACACTGAGGTTTTCCATTAGGATTTCCTCAGCTTCCCAAGTTGTTAGTTCACTAGCTTGTTGCATACTAATTCTTTTCCAGTTGGAGTTGTGATAGTTATAGCTGGCAACGTTGGGTCTACTTCCCTACATTTGATTTGTTGCCAAGTAAAACCATCCGCACGTTGGGCTTCAACTGTTTCCAAAAACTCCTTGTTATCGTATGCGAACAAAGCGGCAGTGAGTGCTAGTACTAGTGCCATTTGCTCTCTCCTTGTTTGGCAGATGTGCAGGGAGTCGAACCCCGGCTTGCGGTTTTGGAGACCGCCGTGCTACCGTAACACTTCACACCCACATATGGCGGACGGACAGGGATTCGAACCCTGGGAGGAGTTGCCCCCTCAACACCTTAGCAGGGTGCCGCTTTCGTCCACTCAGCCACCCGTCCTAATTAATAATTATAATAAACTATACAGAAAATAAGTCAACCTGTTTTGTGTACTTTTTTACAGTTTCATTGGTCATTACACCGTTGAGCCAATTTTGTGCGGCATCAACTACGTAACTGCGACTTTTGTTGGGGTATTCTATTCTACCAACAACTTTCTCATCTTCAAAAAAACTACACATCAGGTATTCATCATCAACAAAACTGATAACTGCCAGTTTGTTATCACGTTCAAAACGATTGTAATAATCAGTCATCTATCCACTCCATACTAGTAATATAATTGTATTGTTCTACTGTTTTATTCAACTGTGCTTTTGTTATATCAAGTTCACCTATTTTGATAAACTTGTCAAACCAACAGTTGATTCCTTGTATGTCGAATCCTCGACTTTCAAGTTCTGTTTGATTTTCTTTTAGCCATTTTGTTTCACCTTCGTTGCGAATAGTTCTTTCTTGTGTATTCAATACTAGGTCAAGATTGAGAAAAGGACTGACATAAAGTGTGTTCCTTGGAATAATTTTATCAAAATCAGCACTTTCAGGATTGGTATATGCTTGCATGATGTGTGTGCTTTCGTTGTTCAATTTCATATTTTGATCAACATCTTTTATTTGCAAATACAATTCTCCAAAGTCTCTTCCCCAATTGACGTCAACAAAGTCTTGTTCTACATATTCTTGTAATTCAATATCAGGATCCAACAATCCAATTGTATCATTTTTGATTAGAAAATTGTGTAAATTAGGAACCAAGTTGAATGGATGTTTATCGCATCTAATAAAATTTAAGTGTGGGCTTTGTTGTAAATTTTCAAGTGTTTGTCTATATGCACTCACACAAGGTTTATCCAGCATGGTCCATGTTACTGTAGCCTTGGATTCACTGTGTTCATACAAATTGTATTCCCAACTGTGATGCCCGTCTTCGGTTTTGATATGTTCTTCGTAACCAGTTTGTTTTCCACTGTCAATTTCGTCACTGAATCCAATTTGTAGTTTCATTCTATACTCCAAGTTGCTCTGGTGATGTATCTATTATTGCCAAGTTTATTCATCACTTGTTTATAATTTTTACATTCACCTATTAGGATCTTTCTTTGAACTTCGTAGTACAATCTTGCTGGTGTAAATCCTAGGTCTAAAAACTGTTGTTCATATCTAGTTGTAGGTAGATCTTCCAACTGTGTTTGTTTGTTGTACTTATCAGGCGAAACAGGAAACCTTAGATCCAAGTAAAATTCTCCACGTATCAGATCAGGATAATAGTGAGGCACATTCTGTTCGTCCCACTTGCTGAAATACCATTGGTTCAGTGCTTTACATCCTGGCTCTAGTCTATAGTCTCGAGTATATATAGGAAATAATGGCATGTATATTTTGCCAGGTTCTGTTTCATAATACACATGGTCAAGATCTTCTTTAGTCGTTTCAGGCAACTCAATGGTTGACACATAATCA